AAAAAGTTCCTCGGACAGATGGACGCTTTGTGTGGATGCCCTTGTGGGTGTTCAGACGCAAAAATATTAGACGATAATCTACCTAAATACATTTAAAATGTCAAAATTATCACCAGGCGAAGTAGAAAGCCTAAATCAATTAAGAAAAGTCTCTGGTACAGGTGGCTTTACATTTCTTGCAGTCACGACAGCATATACATCGCTTTCTGGATACGCATTAGTAGTCAACACTGACGCTAAATTTGGCGTGTTTAAAGTTGATGGTGTAGATCAAATGGGTAAGCTTGGTCTTACAGGAGCAACAATAAAAGCAGGGTCATACTTACCTGTTCCTGAAGGCAGTGCAATAACCGATATTACTTTATCTTTAGGAGACTGTTTAATCTACAATCAATAAGATATGCTCGGTGTAGGTAACAGCATAGGAGTGCCATTTCTTAAAGGCGGTGGAGGTGCGGCTGCTGGACTCGTTACAGATGGCTTGATCTTGAATTTGGATTCAACAGATTCTTCAAGTTATCCAGGAACAGGAACAGTTTGGACAGACCTTAGTGGAGAAGGCAATCACTTTGATTTAGTGAATGGTCCGACATACAGCACCGATGACGGGGGAACTATTGTAACCGATGGAGCAAATGACTACATCAAAAGTCAAGGAAACATTGACGAAGTTAATGCTTCCTTTTCAGCCTTTGCGTACGTAAAATGTACAAATTTAGACACATCAAATTACGGAGGAACGTACTTTACATACTTTTGGTCTAGTGGATTCAACAATGCTGCACAACAGACAATTGCTATGCAATTCCGTGCTACTACATCACAATGGTCAACGTACAATTATATGTCGATACAGATAGCACTTACAGATGCAAGTTATGCAAGTGTTGGTTATTTACGAGGGTGGGATATAAGTCCTGTTCCGCAGATTGAAGAATCGGAATGGTATTACATTGGATTTGCAACAAACGGACAAAGCGGTGATGATTGCAACATATATGTTAATGGTGTAAAAGTAGGTAGTTTTTCGTTAACGGGCGAGCGTACACCACAAACATCTAAGCCGTATGTTTTAGCAAGCGACCAATGGAGCAGAAACTTCGGTATGCCTGGAAGCAATAGAAACTATCACGCATACAGTAGAGAACTTTCAGATGCAGAAGTGCTTCAAAATTATAACGCAATTAAAATACCAATTCCTGAAATTGTTACCGATGGATTGTTGATGCACTTAGATGCTGGAAATACAGATAGTTATCCAGGGTCAGGCACAGCTTGGTCGGATTTGTCGGGCAACGGAAACGATGCAATACTGCACAACGGCCCAACTTTTAATAGCGACAATGGTGGAAACATTGTTTTTGATGGAGCTGACGATTTTTGCCAGCTTCCTAATTTATCGTTAGGGTATTCCTTCACAATTTCAATGTGGGTTGAAAGCGACAATTCTACAAATGGCCCACATATTTGGTTCTCAACGCCAAGTTCGGAACAGAACTCAATAGGCTTAGGTGTTAATATAGCTGGCAACACAAATAGAGTAATTTACTATCCAAGTTCAGGCTTCACGCAAGCTACATCTTCGGCTACTATCGACACGGTATATTTATTAACGGGTGTGTTTACGTCAAGCGGATTTGACCTATATGTTAATGGAGCGTTTCAGTCTACATTAAGTGGTGCAAAGTCTAAGATTTGGACAGATTCAGCCTCTTCGTATGCGTTGATGCGATTGAGCCGTGTAACTTCTGCGTATTATCAAGGCATTGTTTATAACACTTTAATATACGATAAAGCGTTATCAGCATCAGAAGTGTTGCAAAATTATAACGCTGAAAAATCAAGATTTGGACTGTAAAAAAAAGAAATGAAAAACTTTGACGATTTAAAATATATGATTGTACTCGTTTCTGAGGTAGACGAAGTAGATTTTAGCCAAGTGTTTGAAACGGCTCCCGACACGCTTAGAATTTCAGTTGATGGACTCAAAACATTTTTCAAATGGGAAGGCGAAACACCTTCAAGCATTGAGGCGTTGAGTTACAAAGATGGAGCATACACGCACGAAGAGATAATGGTTATATTAAATAGCCCTGAGTGGATATCAAATCCTGACCTATGAGCCTCCTAAGAGATACAAATAACAACTTGAGCAGTAAGAGGGTAGCAGGATATGCTGTCCTCTCAGTTGTCTTGTGTGCGTTTGTAGGGGATCTGTTTGAAAAGCTTGAAATAAATGAAAGCGTGGCTAACACGTTAATAATGTCTGCTGCTACTTTACTAGGTATCGGCACATTTGAAAAGAAGCACTAATGGAAAGATTAGCTAACCTTTTATTTGCTCCACAAACAAAAAGTGAAATTCTATTATATATGGTAGACGGGTTTGGCTTGGTATTGTCGGCATTTTGGATAACAGGGGTGAAAGAGACTTTAAACATTTACTTGCTTATAGTAACAGCAATCTCAATAACTGTTACGTTAGGGGTTAAGATTTACAATCTGTTTAACTCTAATGACGAGAACAAAAAGATATAGTTGGAGAAAAAGAAGTGGTGTGAAATTACTCCTGCCGAATGTGATAATAAATGTTTGAAGACAGGAACGTGTTCACGTAAAGGTAAAGAACCTAAAAAAAGAGATAGAGATGAAAGATAAGATACTATATTACCTACACAGATTTGGAATGATTGTTCCTTTTGTACTTTCAGTCATTTGCTTACTATCAGGAGCAAAAACAGCGTCTTACATATTCGCTGGAATCTTTGCGGCTTACCTTGTTTATTGGATTGTGAGAGTTATTGTAACAGTCGTTAAATGGGATAAAATGTTTGATAAGAAATGAACTGGAACGACTATCCGAACTTTAGTAAAGAAGAATTTGACTGTAAGCACTCAGGAATCAACGAGATGAAGCCTGAGTTTATGTCTATGTTACAACAACTTAGAACGGCTTACGGTAGCCCTATGCGTATCACATCTGGCTACAGACACGAATCGCATCCTATAGAGGCTAAGAAGTCTCGTCCAGGCGCACACGCTACAGGTCAAGCGGCTGATATAGGTGTAGATAGAGGAGATGCTTACGAGTTATTGAAGATTGCATTTGAGATTGGATTTACAGGAATAGGCATAAAGCAGAAAGGAGGCGGCAGATTCATACACTTGGACAACATTGAGCCTGACACTAAAGACTTCCTCAGACCGACAATTTGGAGTTACTGATGAGAAAGTTTGAAATCAAATTATTATTAGTTGTAATGCTTGCACTATTGTTACTAATAGTAGCTTTAGGGATGAGTTTAGAAAAAACAAAAAATGACTTGGATATTGAGCGACATAACGAAACATCTTTTGAAGACGTACCTACCGTATCTGATAGCGTTTCTGATGGGGGTTATTGTTGCATGGAAAGGTTGCGGTGATACAAGCGGCAAGCCCGTTACCACTATCATAGAAAAACCTATCCCCACTATAGAATACGTTGATAGATGGCGTACAGACACCGTTAGGTTCGTTTCTAAGGAGTTTGTCACTATAAGGGATACAATCACATCGGAGATAATAGTTAGTCGCTTAGACACGTTGTTTTTAGTAGACACGATTAGCATCGTTGAGGCGTGGCTAACAGAGATCACTAAGTACGATACGTTGATTGACCAAAAAAACGCTAGTATTCAATTAAACTGGCAGAACTACCAGAACAGAACGGAGAACTTAAAGGTCACCTACACCCCGAAGAAAGTGGTAGGTGCAAAATTTGCACTAGGCGTTCACGGAAATGCAGGTCTTATATCAGACTTTAAGTCAAGATACGTTCCTCTGATGGGTGTCGGTCTACAGGCTACTGTTAAGAGGGGATACTACGGTATTGACTATGGGTTTAATGGTGATCACTACATAGGTGTAAGGGTCGGTAGGAACTTCATCTCAAGATAGTTTGTATCTTTGATGCATGAGAGCATCCACATTTATCTGCACGAACATCGAAGAAATTGAAATGGTAAAGGATGAGAATGAGAAGCTTAATCTTCCATCTCCGCAGCCACTTCCAAAGCCAACTTACGAAGAATCAGTGGGTTGGTTTCACATAGAAGACGTTACAAGAGCCTACACAAGGAACATCAACAACAGAGCCGTAGCCTCTCTTGTGTTCTCAGACGGATCATACATGGACGTTAAGATGACCTCTGAAATGGAGGGTATGCTAGATGTTCTTTTTAGAAACACCCTTTAGTCTATCTACAGCACGTAGGTCTTTACTCACCATCCTTCCTGGGTCTAACTCAAAATACTTAGAGAAGAATGTAATTTCTATAAGCGTAGGGTAAATTGCGTGTACCTCCCCCCATTTATATAGCCTTCTTATTTGGAATTTAAGCCCCATCTCATTCAGCCATCTAACCATCTCGGTTATCTTTACACCCTTCTTCTCGCACATATATATAATGTTGTCCTTGAACTGCCCAGCTAGTTCCTCAGACTGGTCGAACGCCTCCCTTGTCCAAAGCTGATTACGAGATTGCATCTTCTCGTACACCTCGTCTGTAATTGTAAGTTTAAATTTTCTTTTGTAAGCCATACTCAAATATACAAAGAAGCCCCATCATACTGATAATCAGATACTTAGAAGGGTAATGTCGTTTGAATTAGGCGAAATTCTCTTTAAGACAAGCATCTAAAAAACAAACGTGATTATGTTTTGAGTCTAATAATTCTCCAAAGTCAAATCCAGATACATTAGTTGATACTCTATACATCATTCGCTCTTGGTCATACGTCATATACCTATGAAGAAAGGCGTGACTTTCAGGAGTCATCTCAATAACATCAATGTAGTGTTCTTCTTTGTAACTCCAATGGTGTAATTGATTACCCTTGGTGTTAGGTTTAATTCTTTTGGTTTTATTTTTAGCTAGATATTTTTCTGGATACTTCTCTCTGTATCTATCCATTGCAGCTCTCTTTTTATCTTTACACGGCTTGTGCTTATCCTTATACCCAAGCCTTCTATACTTTTCCCTTGCTCTAACCTTCTCAGACTCTACAAAATCAGGGTCTTTTCTCTTTTCCTTTTCTCGTTTATCAACATCCTTCTTGGTGCATATCTTACACTTATTTAAATGACCATCCCCCATCTGCTTATGTTTATAATAATCAGACAGGGGCTTAATCACTTGGCACTTAAAGCATTTCTTTTCCATGCGGTAAAGATAACACTTAAAAAGGTAGAATCAAAATGTTACCATTTTAAAAGGGTAGCGAATCCTCATCATCACCTGCCGCTACTACTGCTGGCTGAGTTGACTTCTTATCCGTTCCACCGAGCATAGTCATATTGAATGCCTTTACTTCGGTATTGTATCTATCGTTCCCTTCTTTATCTTGCCACTTGCGTGTGGTAATGCTTCCTTCGATGTATAGCTTATCTCCTTTATTGACATACTTCTCAACGATGTCAACAAGCTTTCCGTAGATAACGATGTTGTGCCATTCGGTCTTCTCCTGGCGGTCACCGTTTTTATCTTTGTACTTCTCAGACGTTGCCATTACCATGTTAGCGACCTTCCCATTTGTTAATTGCTTAACCTCTGGGTCTTTACCTACGTTTCCGATTAGGATTACTTTGTTTACTGAACTCATTTTACTTGGATTTATTTAATTGTTTTTCTTATGATATTTTCCGTAGCCTTGTCGATGTCGTACATCTCAAGTGCTTTTTCTATTGACCCTTTAGGCGAGTCAATCCATTTAACTAGTTTATTGTATTCAGCAGTACCTGCCGTTACCTTTTTCTTTGCTCCTGCCTTCTTCTCTACGGTAGTTGTCTTCCTTGGTTTTGCAGTAGAGTGAGTGTTTGTTACGTCAGGATCTTTGTTATCGTCAATTAGTAGCAAACCATTCAAGGCATACTTACGAGCATACGATGAAGACGCTCCAAAACATTGCCCCAGACTCATGCCTTTTTGGTTAGGATCGATACCTGCTTGAGCCTTAGACGAAACAAATACCTCTGTCTTCTTTGCGTCATAAACTGTAGCCGTAGCCTGGGTGTACATTACCCCACATATTTCATGCACCTCATCCGTAAGATTAAGTACAAGACCATGCTTGTCCATTAAGGGCTTAACAGCCTCAAGAATGTCCTCGCAGTTACGGTAATTGTAACCTCCGAACTTGTTCTTTTGACTCTTAGGAGCCTTTAATTCTTTCTGTAGTTTCACTAACTTTTCCATTGTGCTAAAGTATAATTATTAGATGATATATCCTATTTCTCTGTCAATTTTTTCCAGCTCTACGCCTATTGTAAACTCGTCTGGCTTAGTGATTCTTACGTCCAACATCTTGGTCTTATTGTTGGCACGTTGGTAGTATCTCATGTAGCCATTTGCTGGGAACTCAATCTTTTCTACAGACTCCTTTCTGAACTCGTTCTTTATCCTATTCTCAAGTTCACGCTTCTCTTTCTCAAGCTGTTTTATCATCGACTTAACTGTCTGAAGATGCTTACACTGCATTAGCAGGTCTTCATCTCCTTGCATAATCTCCTGCTCTACCTCGTGTGTCTCTGAGATAAATGCCGAGTAGTTTTCGTTGTCGTTAGGTTCAGGTTCAAGCTGTTGGATAACTCCCATCCAATCCTCGTACAGATCAAAGTCAGCAAGGTCTTTAGCTTGTTCGGCTTCAATAAGTGCTTGTCTTCCTTGCAGAACACGCTTCCAGAACTCGTAAGTACATTGGGTTATCATCTCAACTATCTCCTCATTACGTTCTATTGGAAATACCTTGAATCCTCTTCCGTCAATCAGTACGGCAATCTCAGCATAGTCACACTCCATTATCATCATCTGCTGATGAACCTGTATTACGTACATATCAGGAACGCCATCGTACTTCTTGTAGACAAAACCGTTCATAGTCTTTATCTCCAACGGACAAGGCTTAGTGGTTATCTCGTCAGACAATGTTCCGTCCTCGTTTAGTTTGCGTGAACCCTTCTCAATAACCCTGTCCAGGTTGCAGTACAGGTGTGGGTACTTAGGATTCTGCACGAAACCTACAAGATGGTCAGCCTGACGTATAATATTCCCACTCTCAAACTGCTCCATATACCCTTCCTCAGTACCATCGTAATACTTCCAAAGGTTAGCCACGTACTCCTCTTGGTATATACCGTGAAATGCAGGCGCAGACATAAAACTCTCTGACTCCATAGTACCTACCTTCTCGTGGTAAAGCTGCATTGGTGTCGGCTTATAGGGGCTTATGCCACACACGATGGCAGCAGACGATGCTCCTAGACCATTTTTTCTAAACTCAAACCACTCAGGGGTTCTGTCTTTAATTTCTGTTATCCATTCTTTTTTAATCATACTGCTAATTTAGTTTTTGTGTCCGTAATCTATTTATGTTCTAAAATGGAACTTCTTCTTCATCATTGTAAGGAAGTCTTGCGTTAATCATAGCCCTACTGTTAGGTACTGTGTATGCGTTCTCTTCCCTCTCTAATGGATTAAGGTCATCGTCATAGAATCGACCCTTCATCACATCGTATGTGAGTGTAGCCTCACCAGTAGTTCCATTCAACTCCTTTTTCTTAATCTTCTGAGATATAAACAAAGATGTAGAGTCTTGTGGTTGTGAGTTGTAGAAGGGTCTGTGGAACATTATTATGTTATCAGCCTTGTTATTCCACATCGCACCACCAGCAAAGTCGTAAACCCTCGGTGTCTTGTAGTCTCCTGTACGCTCATCCTTCTGTATGGAACTATTTGGGTGCGCTACAATTACCATGTAGACATTGTTCTCCAAAGCAAACTTCTTCTGTACTCGGAAAAAGTCCTCAAGATACTGATCGTCACGCATTCTTGTACTTCGGTCACGGTATATCGCATTAAACGGGTCAATCATACACCCGTCTATGTTGTGCTTAATCATTGTCTCCACGAACTTTCTGTTGATGTAGTCCTGACTTGGCATCTCCTTCTCAGGGTAGATGAAGAAGAATTTGTCGTTAATCTTCTCAGCCGCCTTACGGTACTCATCCTCGGACATTTGATTCTGATGATGCTTGTACGGTGACTTTCCTACCATAGCGTGAATCAATTGGTTGTAAAAGAACTTAGGTGGGTATTGTTCGGGAGAGAATATAGCCCACTTATACCCGTCCATCAAAGATTTCATAAGCATTAGCTGTAGCATCATCGTAGACTTACCGAAGTTACCGATACCGCCTACAATCGTTATCTCACCACGCATCCACCTGAACCTTTCGTCAATACCTGGAAAGTGCGTTGTCTCACCTTTCTGATTTCCAGAGTGAAAGTCCTTGAGCATATCGTCAAAGATGTCGTTAAGGTATATCACATCCTCAAGCGGTCCGTCTAATGATTCAAGCTTCTCTTCTATGCTCTCCCTTGTTACGCTATGTATGAGTCTATCGTCATCAGTAAACTCGGCAGTATTAAAGTCTGAGATGTAGTTTCTGTAGACAGAGTTTAGAATAACATCTAACTCCTTCACGGTAAAGGAACCCCCACAGAAATCGCCAATCATAGAGTCACGTACTTCATCTTTGGTAAGACCGAACCTCAGACATCCACAGGTAAGTTTGAATACGAAGTTGTTACGGTTACCCTCAAAGAATCCCTCGCCCTTGTTGATCATCCACTTCTTTAGCTTCTCGTAGACGTTATTGTTGGTCGTTACCTTGATGGGCATAGCCTCGTACACCTTCTCAACGAACCTGTCGTACACTTCCCACTTCCTGGCAACGTAAATCTTAGGGTCGTAAGACTCAAAGCATATCCTACTAAGGTTTCTTCCTGACGGATCAAGGTCTTTAAAGTCCTCAAGCAGTGCGTCAAAGTGTTCTAAATGCCTCTCAGGTTCTGATACTTGGACTAATGCCTTAACACCATTACCGCTTGGAGATACCCAACACGCAACTACGTGTTTGTTTTTCTTTAGTTCATCTCTCTTGTCAGCGATGTTGCAGTGGTCAAAGTCCAAGCATATCAATCCCGTGTATGAGATTATGTTGTTGTCGTTACGTGACTTAAACACTCCAGAAAACAATGGCGATGGCAAACTCTTCTTAACACTATCACGTTCTTCTCCGCTACCAAGTCTCCTTATTTGGTCAACCTTATCCTTACTCTTCCCT